GTATTATAGGTTAGCTGAGAAAGAAACGCCTAAAGGAGAATTTGCCTGGAAGTTTTTTAAGCAGCCTGGAGGCGTTATTGAGGTCAAAACTGAGGATGTTCCGACCGAGATACCGGAAGCCCAAGGATATATTTCTGCGGGATCTAGATGGTTTAAGGAAAATCCGAAGGCGGAAAACATACATAACCTGCCGAAAGGATATTATCAGTCCCTGCTTGGCGGTAAGAACTTAGATTGGGTTAGATGCTATGCCGAAGGTAAATATACCTATGTCCAGGAAGGCAAAGCTGTTTGGGAAGAATACGATGATAGCACCATGTCTGCGGAACTAACACCGGTAGAAAATGTGCCGGTACAAGTTGGATTAGACTTTGGATTAACGCCTTCTGCGGTTTTTGCCCAACGATTGCCTAATGGTGCCTGGCATGTGCTTCATGAGGTTGTGACGTTTTCTATGGGTCTCGATAGGTTTGTAAATGTGCTGAAAAGCGAAATGCAACAAAGATTTCCTAATTTTGAGTTCATGGTATGGGGAGATCCGGCTGGTGGTGCCAGGGATCAGCATTACGAAGTTACCAGTTTTGAGTTTTTAAAGACACATGGGATATTTGCCCGCCCTACTCCCACTAATGATTTTAGGGTTAGAAGAGAAGCGGTAGCTATGCCGATGAATAGATTAATCCAGGGTAAGCCTGGGTTCCTAGTTAACAAGAAATGTTTACGTCTAAGAAAGAGTTTAGGCGGTGGATATCATTATACGAGGGTTGCTATTGGTGCCGGTCAGGAAAGATTTAAGGACAAGCCCAATAAAAATGAACATTCCCACGTGGGGGATGCTCTAGGCTACTGCCTTCTTGGTGGTGGTGAAATGAAACGTATGACAAGAGGAACAACTAGAAATGTCCAACCGGTTATTGCGAGCCAGGAGTTTAATGTTTTCGCCTAAAAAACTAAAAAATAGGCAAATTGTTAAGAGATATGAAGACCGAGTACTGGGTACCCGGTTAGAAAATTCGAGGAGTAGACAAAATGTTCACCGCAGACGAACTAATGCAAGTGATGAAGCTTGATGGGTACCGAAATAGACTAGTTACTTTCCAACCAAATCACATTCACATGACAAAATTTAGGGATTTTGACCAGGAAATTTTAGATGGGTATGGCCGTCCCCACATCGAAGACTATGCCGTAGACGGATTAAGCTATTCTGCCATGTGCGATGGCAAAGTTTACGCTATGTTTGGCCTTTATCCCCTATGGAAAGGCGTAGCTGAAGCCTGGCTTTTGCCGTCTTCTAAGCTAGAAAACCGAAAAATGGTGTTTCATAAGTCTTGTTTACGATTTTTTCCTTATGCAGCAGAAAAATTAAAGCTTCATAGGATACAAGTCTATGTTCGTTCTAGCAATGTTCAAGCTTACAAGTGGATAGAGATGATGTATTTTAATCGTGAGGGACTATTGAAGAGATATGGCCCTGATATCAACGACTATTACGTCTATGGGAGATTGTTCTAATGGGTGGTTTATTTGGTGGAGGTGGCCCTAAAGGCCCTTCTAAAGAAGAATTAGAAAGACAAGAGGAAAGAGAAGAGAGAGCTGAAGCTGGTGAAGCTAGAGAAAAGAGAAAATTAGCTTCTAGATCTAGATCAAGAAGGTTTGGTGGTCAACGTTTGCTGATGAGCCAAGATAGAGAAAACCCTGCATTAGGTAATCAGTCAGAGCAAAGAACTCTTGGACCAGGAAGAAATCCTAGAGCATGAGTTATCCTAGAAATCCTAGAAAAAATAAGGAGAGAAGCAATGCCAATGGTAACTTACAAAACCGACAAAGGGATGAAGACGAAACACTTCCCGTACAACAAGAAGGGGATGGAGCAAGCCAAGAAAATGGCAACTGAAACTGGTGGTAAATTAAATAAATCTCTTAATTCTGCTGGTAAAATGAAAATGAAAAAAAGTAAATCTTATGCCTAAACATCTTTATGATTTAAATCCAAAACTAAAACCTAAAACCAAAGAACAGCCGAAGCCAAAGGAAACAAAAAAAGTTGGTAGCAAAAAAGTTTCAAAATCCTAAAGGTGGACTTAACGAAGCTGGAAGGAAACATTTTAAGAAAACTGAAGGAGCTAATTTAAAGGCACCGGTTAAAAGTGGTGTTAATCCAAGAAGAGTAAGTTTTGCAGCTAGGTTTGCGGGTATGAAAGGCCCAATGAAAGACGATAAAGGAAGGCCGACAAGAAAAGCATTAGCATTAAAAGCTTGGGGATTTAGGAATGAGGAAAGTGCAAGAAACTTTGCAAATAGGCATAAAAAAGCATGACAAAATTAAAACCAAGTGAATTAAAGAAAAGATACGAAAACGCTAGCCGTCATAAAGATAATTGGCGGTCTATCTACGAAGATGCCTATCGTTATGCTCTGCCTATGCGAAATCTATATGATGGGTATGCAGAAGCTAATGTTCCTGGCCAAGATAAAATGGCAAGAGTATTTGACTCCACAGCAATTCAGTCTACACAAAAGTTCGCAAATCGCCTCCAATCAGGAGTATTTCCTCCACAACGTGAATGGTGTAGACTGATGCCTGGCGAAGAAATACCCGAAGAAAGACAAGTAGAAGTTCAAAGAATATTAGATGACTATGCAACTAAGATGTTTGCGGTCATGAGACAATCACAGTTTGACATGTCTATGGGTGAGTTTCTGTTAGAGCTGGCAATAGGAACGGCTGTTATGCTTATTCAGCCAGGAGATGAGGTGCAACCTATAAGATATACCTGCATTCCTACATTTTTGATTTGTTTTGAGGAAGGTCCGTTCGGTAAGGTGGAAAAAGTTTACCGCAAAATGAAACGTCCTTTTGGCGTATTAGAACAAGAATTTCCTGATATTAAAATATCCCAGGCTATGAGATCTAAATATGAAAATGACGATACTGAGATAGTCGATTTAATTGAAGGCACATACTATGACAAACTAACTGGTAATTATCATTATCAAATTATAGATGAAACTGGCCAACAAGAATTAGTGTACAGAAATCTAAAATCTTTTCCTTGGGTTATTGCTCGCTATATGAAGGCCTCACAAGAGCGTTATGGTCGTGGACCAGTATTAACTGCTCTACCTGATATACGTAGCTTAAACAAGGTTAAAGAGCTTATATTAAAATCATCAAGTTTAAGCATTGGGGGTGTATATACGGCAAGTGATGATGGAGTGCTAAACCCTGCTACAGTTCGTATTGTTCCTGGTGCAATTATTCCGGTTGCTAGAAATGGTGGTCCCCAGGGTGAATCTCTAAAACCTTTGCCCCGACCTGGTGACACACAGCTATCCCAACTAGTGACCGGAGACCTTGTGGCCTCTATCAAAGCTATTTTAATGGATGAAAGCTTACCACCGGATACTATGTCAGCTAGATCAGCTCTAGAAATATCTGAGAGAATGAAACAATTATCACAAAATCTAGGTGCTAGTTATGGCCGGTTGATAAATGAGACAATGATACCGGTAGTTAAAAGAACTTTAGAAGTTATGAATGACATTGGTATGATTGAATTACCGCTAAAGGTCAATGGATTACAAGTTAAGATAGCTCCGACTGCACCGCTAGCTATGGCTCAAAATATGAGCAAAGTAGAAGAAACATTAAATTTTATGCAGATTACTGCACAAATGGGTCCCCAAGGACAAGTCTTTTTAAAGCAAGACAAACTAATCGATTATATTGCTGATCAAATGGGAGTGCCGGCTGAGTTAAGAACTACACCGCAAGAGAGACAGCAATTAATGGAACAAGCCATGCAAATGGCACAACAAGCACAAGAACAAGGGCTAATAAATGGACAAGCAGAACAACCCGCAGAGGTCAATTAATAGTGAAGGATGGGATGGGCTAAACGATTTAGAAATCGATAACAAGCCACCGGAACCCTCAGAATTAGATAAAATTTTTTTACGAACTTTCCAAACCGAAGATGGACAAAAGGTTTTAGGATATCTTAAAACTTGTACCTTAGATCAACCAACTTGGACTCCTGGGGCGGATCCGTCACATGGTTATATGAGAGAAGGTCAAAATTCAATTACTAGAGAAATCATTAATAGATTGAGGAGATGTAATAATGTCTGAAGAAAAAGAAGGCTTAATGGCTAGCGTAGAAGCTGACGAAGCAGAAGAGCAAATAGCTGATGAGGGAATGGCTACTGCTTCCGCAGAAGATACTGTAGAAGGTGAAGACCTAGAAGGTGTTGAATATGAAAGACCTGATAATTTTCCGGTAAAATTTTGGGATGAAAAAGAAGGTCCTGATATTGAGAACTTGGTAAAAAGCTATAACAACTTAGAAAAAAAGCTTAGTGAAGGTAGGCCAAAAGCTCCTGATGAGTATGATATAACTGCTCTTGAAGGCGTAGATGCTGAAGATCCCCTACTCAAAGATTACATGTCTTGGGCTAAAGAAAACAATGTTCCACAAGATGCATTTATGGATTTAGCTAAAAAGTTTGTAGATATGGGATACCAATCTGAACAAGAAGCTAAGTTAGACCTTGAAAAAGAGAAAGCGTTACTTGGAGAGAATGCTAATGAAATAATTAAATCTAATGTTAACTGGGGCCGAGGATTAGTTTCTAAAGGTGTGTTAACAGAACAAGATTATGCAGAGTTAGAGGTTCTAGGTGGTACAGCTAATGGGCAACGATTGATTCAAAAGTTTAGGCAGCTACAAGGTGAAAAAGAAATACCGGTTGTTTCTATAGCTGGTAATCAGTTAGATAGAGAAGAATTATTTGCTAGAGTAGCTGATCCTAGATATCAAACTGACCCAACATTTAGAAGACAAACTGAGAAAATGTTTGAGGAAAATGTACCTGGTTAGGTGGGTGACAAATTGGCATACTAATAATTATTACTGTGACAATGTGACCTGGGTGACAAAATGACACCTACTGGGTGACAAAATGGCACA